TGTTTCTAATATCAACCCCGTATACTAAACCTTGTACGTTACCAGTTAAGGCACCTGCAAAGTTACTTGCTGTAAGTGTATTTACATTTGAAATATCATTTCCTTGAGCATCTAAGTTTCCACCTAATTGTGGTGTAGTGTCTGATACAACATCAGCAGTAGAATTAATTGTTAAAATATTTCCACTTACACTAGTGTTTGCACCTGCTCCACCTTGAATGTTTAATGTTTGTCCATCTGCTAACTGCATACTTCCTACATCAGAAACAACATTTAATTGTTGTAATCCGCCTGTAGCATTTATAGTAATACCTGTAGTAGAACTAGTTAGTGTTACGTTAGATCCTTGAACTAATTTTTTTAATTGTAAAGCTGAACCAACCTTTTGTGCAAAAACACCCTCACCTGTATTACCTAAATTAGATACAGTTGTTGACTCTGGTGAACGAAGATCTAAATCATCAAAGTTTTGATTAACTTTAATAAATGCTTCACGCAGATCATCACCTGTTCCGTCGTTTGCTAGTGTTCCTATATTAATTGTTTGTAAAGCCATATTTTCTTATCCTATACTGTATTTATGCTCTATAAGTCCGTTTGATCATTACCACTAGTACCTCTAAATTTAAGAGGATTTGGACTGCTATAAGGCCAGTGTGCTACTCTGTTAGGAGCACCGTATAAACGTGGGTAACTGTTACCATAGCTAAAACTTTCTGCTGTACCACTGTCGTATGCTGTTGGTGTACTATTATCTGTTAAAAACTTTTTAAACTGTGCCGCAGATCCACCTGGGTTTGCTTGTAGCCATAAAGCACCCATTCCACATATCTGTGGAGCCGCCATGCTAGTTCCACCAATCTTAGCCATGTAGTGTGTTGAACTTCCTGGATATAGCTGTTTACTTCCGTATGCACTTACTTGGCTAGTTGCACTAGAAATATCATCACCTGCGGCAATAATATCTATCCTTGGTCCGCGTTCACTATCTATTCTAACTTTTTCTTCACTACCATATTGTTGAGTATCCATATTTGCGACAAATAAAGTATCTTCACTATGTGGTGAACTAGGACGATTGTAATAGAATCGATATGCTCCATAAGTAGCTGTGGTGTAATAACTGTCATATATACCACTTCCATATTGTCCTGTTGTTAGATACGCACAAGGGTGATATGCGTTACCGGCCGCCTTGACACAAATGATACCTGCGTCAGTTAGCTGTTGTTGTTCTACGTCTGCTGAACTACTTTGTATAGGGTGTTTACTGCCAGTCATTCCATAGTTTACAAATGCACTTGAAAAATTTGCTGGTGTAATATTCTGATTAACACCTTTGAAATAGATTGATGTTAGTTGTCCATTATTTGAATATGTATTAGAATAACCCCAACTTTGATTTACAATAGTAGGACGTCTAAATCCTGTGTTAGGATCAATAGGTTTTTTCAAATGCCATTCTCTAATAACATCATAGATATCATTCATTGACATAGCACTCGTTCCACCAAAAAGTCTTACTGAATATAGTTGTGCATTCTTGGCCCAACCGTATGTCTTACCTGCGGCAATACCACAGCAATGACTACCATGAGCACCTGCTCTGTTCGTATCTGAATAGTTGTTTGTATAGTGACCACTTGGCATGGTTCCACTTACACCAGATGCCGCATACCAATCTATTTGATTAAATCTTGTAACCCCATTGTAATCTTCCCACTCAGGATGTCCTGTAGGATCAACACCGTCATCTTGTATAACAATGTCTACACCTGTTCCATCTAGTGTGTAGTTGTAATCTCCTGTGAAAGTCTGGTCTGCCGCTTGATCGGCTTGCCATTCTTTAAACAAGTGTCTATACAATCCCCAATTTTTATCAGTTTGTTGGTCAACTGTTGTTCTTTGGAAATTATCATTTTGTACTGCATAAGGTTCAGCATACTGATCTATGCTTGAAGGTTCAACGTCAAGTATTCTTCCATCAGCTTTTAGTTTTTCTGCTTCTGCTGGTTCAAGCATATAACAAGTTATTCTATTGTTAGTTGCTTTTGCGTGTGAAACATCACAGGTTCTATCAGGAAAGACATTTGAATCAACACCAGCATCACTGCTAGTATCTCTTTGTAAGTCATAGTCTATTTCAGCTACATCTATTCCTTTGTTTGTTATTACTCTATATTCTTCTTGTGCCATTAGTTACCACTCGCTTTAAATCCTGTTGGACCTGTTGTGTCTAAACCTTTTTTCTTACTAAACGTTTTACTCTTACCTAAGTTTCCAAAGAATGCAATTCTATTTGAAGTTGCATCTGGACTCATCAAGTTTCTGTTATTGTTAAAGAAGTTAGATGGTGTATTTTCATCTGTTGAACCTTGATATAATAATCCTTTGATACTATTCTTATGCCACCACTCACGTAGTTGTGCAGGAGTGTATCCCGGATTAAGTTGTAATACCAAACAGCTCATTCCTGCTACATTAGGAGTACTCATTGATGTTCCACTGAGATTTAATATTGCAGTACTGTTAGAATTTGTAGCACTAACAATATTTGTACCTGCCGCATAAACATCTACTCTTGGTCCTTTATCACTTGAACTTGAACAGGCTTCTGAACTTGAATATAATGCACTATCTAAGTTACCACAAACAATAGTATGAGGGCCTATGTTACCTGCACCTCTGTTATAGTATATAGGATTACCTGCTGTAATATTTCCTGAATTAATACTTCTTGTAATGTAGTTGTTATAATCCACATCAGTTGAGTAACAAAGTTTTTGTCCTTGGTTACCTGCACTCTTATGATAGTGTACACCTTCGTCTTGCATTTCTTCTACTTCTGCCATCAAGTTGTAAATCTGTGCATTGAATCTATTTGCACCATCTCCGATCATTCCGTATTGTGATTGTTTTACAGAACCAACACTTGATCCTCTAAAGTTTATATCAGTGATACTTGAGAAGTAACTTTTATATCCCCAACTAGCACTTACCACTGTTGGTCTTTTAAATCCTGTAATTGGATTAACAGTTTTTGCTTTGTGAAATTCTTTGATAGCATCAAACCAATAGCTTGAGTTTACTGTATTCATATCCAAACAATATATGTTTGCGTTCTTGGCCCAGCCATATGTTTTACCAACTGCCGTTCCGGCACAGTGAGTAGCATGATAGCTTGAACTTGCTGAATTAGTATAGTCTAGTGTTGCTATTGAAGAACAGTTAGGAAGTGTGTTCCATTGAAACTGTTGTAAGCGACTGTTACCGTTCTTGTCTTGCCATTCTTCGTGATCATATCTAAATTTTGTTTCTTGGTGTATGTAATCAATACCACTACCATCTAAATGATAATCATGTGATCCACCTATGTCACCTGTCTGAGAACCTGCTCCCCAAGGATTGCTTTCTTGTACGTGTCTTTTAAATCCCCAATTATCTCTTGAAGTAGCTGTAGCATTTCTAATAAATGTTCCTGCTTGTTCGTAGTCTAACCATTCATCGTCCCATACCAAAGGTTCGTTTACACCACCTACTCTTGAATCTTTTAATAATGCTGTTGCTTCTTCATCTGTAAGAGCAACCTCCAACATACGTTTACTAATTGGTCTTTCGTTTACTGTTGAAACTTCTCTGTCAGGAATGTCAGTAATAGATGTAGAAGTATTCAGTTCATTTAAGAACTGTTCCTTGTCTACCCCTTTATGTAATGAAACAACGTAATGTTTTTCTGACATAGTAACCCCTAAACTATTGTTAAGTTACCTACCATGCCCCCGTGAATAGTACACTGGTATACCAATGACGTATCACTTGGTTCATGTGGTACTGTAAATACTTGCGTTCCTGTAGTACTTCCACTAACACCTTCTGTGAATGAACTACCACCATTTGATACTCTAATTGCAAATGGATGTCCTGATCCAGTAGTGTTATTAAAGATATAAGTAGCACCCTTGTACAATGTAAAGTTTGGATTGTCAGCTGTTGCACTAACACCTGGTCCTGCAAATCTATATGCACTTGCACCATTTGATGTTACCGTGTAGTAGTAAACTGGACCTTGTGTTGCCGCCCAAGCACTACCATTGTAGTAAACCATATCACCAGCCGCCGGTGAACTTATTGAAATTCCTGATATTGTATCATTTACCCAAGCACTACCATTCCATTTTAAGAACTGTCCTGAACTTGGAGTTGATATAGTAACATCTGCTAGATCATCTAGATCAGTATTACCTGCATTAATTGTTATGTTACCTTCTGTATCACTTGCAGTTGTTATTCTTGTACCACCAATAATTTTAATTGATTCGTTGCTGTTAATTGCAATCATCGAAGAGTCATCAGCACCTATGCTAAAGCTAAATTGTCCGCCTGTACTTTTCCATGTACTACCATTGTAGAATACAACATCACCTACGTTGGCATCATATATCATATCACCTGCTTGTCCTGTTAAACCATTTATTCCATCTTGGTCATAACTTCCTAGTCTTAAAGGTGTTCTTTGTAATACCACAGCATTCGCGGCATCAAATATAATATTACTTGCACTTGTAAATGTTGGTACACCAGTTCCTGATGTTTGCATTGTGTCTGCTGTAATAGTTGTTGCATTTATAGTTGTAAACGATCCTGTTACACCTGTTAGTGTATCAGTTGTTTTGTTGTAAGTTAAACCTGAATCTCCACCAAATGAACTTGCATCATTAAACTGAACCTGTGTATCAGAACCTCCTGGAGTTCCTCCTCCACCACCGCCACCTGATGAGTTAATTGTAATTGTATCTGTACCTGAGTCAGTTGTAATTGTTACGTTGGTTCCTCCAACAAGAGTTAATGTATCTGTTGTTGAGTCTGCTGTAACTGTATTCTGTCCTGCTACTGCTATGTTGGCAAATAAGTTTTGTGTTCCGCCGCCACCAGTTTGGTCAACCCAAGCTAGTACTCCTGATCCGTTTGTTTTTAAAACTTGATCTGCACTTCCATCACCGTCTGGTAAAATAAATGTTGTGTTAGATGTTAGTGTAGCTGGTGCTCTAACGGCAGTATAGTTTCCGTTATCACCTGCATAGTATCTAGTTTCTGCGGCACTTGCCATCTTAAAGTGTGTGCCAACTGTAATTTCGTTTGTTCCGTTATCTAGTGTGCCACTTACGTTTACGTCTGTTGCATTTATTGTTGTACTGTTTAAAGTTACAGCCGCTAATGTATTTGTATTAGGATTATAATTAAAGTTTGCATCTGTTCTAGCTGTTTGAGTACCACCGCCATTGGAACCTACAAACATTGGATATTGTGTTGCCGCACTATTGTCAGTTGTTACTGTGATAGTTGCCGCATCAATATTGTTTAATGCACGAGGTCTCCATTTGTTTGCACTTGCTACCCAACTTAATGCATAATCATTTTGTGGAGCAACCGTAGTAACATCAACATCTGATAAGTCACCAATTTCTGAAATAGAACTTGATACTGTTCCTGGTTCCCATCTGCTTTGTGCATTGTCCCAAATAAGAGCTTGTCCATTGTTAGCACCTGCTGTAACTACATCATTGATATCACCTAAGTTTAATGATGCTGTAACTGTAATTTTTCCTTCTGCGTCTGAGGCTGTAGTTATTCCACCGCCACCTGCAATTTGTAATGTTTCACCGTAGCCGATATTTCTAACTGTTGAATCATCAGCCGCCACTTGTATTAATGTTCCACCAGTTTCTTGTGCTAGTGGTATCCAAGCACCTGCGTGTGCAAAGTAGGCTTTACCTGTTGCGTGTACGTGTGCAAACATTCCGTGCCAATCTGTTGCACTTGGTAAGTCTGCCAATGTTGCGAATACGTTTTTAAAATAAACTTTACCAACTGATATATCTCTAGTTGAAGTTGCACCTCTGGCTAAAACTGTATCTAGTGTATCAGCTTCTGTAACAGTTGCTCTGTATTTGAAAGTTTGTGACGCATGGTCATAATAAAGAACTTTACCATCATCACTTGATACCGGAGTAGTTACGTTAGCTAATGTTTGTATGTTTGCCGCTTGTATACGTGCATCTGATCTTGCATTTGAAAAGAATAAATTAGTTGTTCCTTCTACTATTTGATCTGATGTTGTACCTGTTGCTAGATATCCAATGTCGTTTGCAAAAGAACTTATAGCACTTGGTACTGTAGGAATAATTGGCTTATTAGATAAGTCGTTATAATCACCACTGAACGGATTGTTAAATGATACGTTGTTAATTCTTACGTCTGTTGCGTTTACTGTTCCTACGTTAGTAAGTCCAGATCCACCAAGATCTAAATTATCACCGACTGGTAATTCTTTAATCTTTTTATCCGTTGTATCTACTACTAGTGGTATTCTATTTGCCATTTTGTTTTCCTACTAACATATTTATAATGCCGCTATCCTAGTTTTAAAGTCAGCGAAGTCTGTACTTGCCGCTACTTCTGTTTTTAGTGTTGTTAAAGTAATTGTTTCAGCAGTTAAGTAACCAGCACCGTTTGTTAACGTGTTATTGTTTGTTGGTATAGTTGGTGTACCACTTAATACTGAGTATGGAATAGTACCACTTACACCGTCAATGATTACTGTTGAGTCATCTGCTACAACTGAACCTTTTAAATTTCCTATGATGTTTTGTGCTGTAACTGTGCTTGTAGCATGGTTAACTATCACAGTTGAATCTGCACCTATAACATCTCCAATGATACTTTGTTGTATAGTAGCACCACCTGTATTTGAAACACCTAACTGGCCTTCAGCAACAATTAGTCTTGTGTATAAATCTGTAAAGTTGTTCTCTGCTTTACTAAAGGCTGTTCTTATCGGATCTCCGTCACCTTTGTTTG